TCAAAGAAGATATCGCTGAAGGCATCACGCATGGCCGTGGCCGTTGTCTGGGCGACGTCGTACATCTGCTGCCCAATGTCGGTCCACTTATTCAAAAGGTCCTTAAAACCGAGCTTCATCGCCTCAATGGGCGAATTCATCAACTGCTCGCGCATCAGTTCCGCCCGTTTCTTTTGCTCGGCGATGATCTTGTCCATCTGGGTGTTCCATGCCTGCTCGTTGCCCGTCTTGGGCATGGCCGCCAGCGATTGACGCTGCAGGGAGATCAGTTCTTCCGTCAGGCGGATTCGCTCGTTGATGGTATTCCGATGCGCCGTACCTTCGGCTTCGATCAGATCCAGTATGGCCAGACGATTGTGTATTTCCGCCTCACGGGCCGCCCGGTCATACTCGGCGGGCTTCACCACCTCTGCCTGCCGGATCTTCTCGTTGTACAGGAGCGTGATGGCTGCCTTCTCCTCGGCAGACTTCTTGACGTCTGCCAGCTCCTCGGCGAGCTTTGCCCGCAGCGCCTCTGCTTCCGCTTTGTAACCGGCCCGGACGTTCCCGGTCAGTTGGGTATATTCCTGGGTCTGAGCGGCAACGAAAGACCGGACGCTGGCCAAAGACCTGGAATTTTCCTGGGCGATGGCAATATCCCGTTTCTCCTGCGCCTGCTTGCGCATGGTTTCGACTTGCGCATTCACTTCCGCCTGGGCCTTGAGCATGTGCTGCAGGTCAGCCTGGAGCGCCGGATCGACAGCCGTGATGGGATCGTTAGCGTCCCGCTTGGCATTCTTTTTCGCGGCATCGCTCTGAGCTTTGGCGATCTTCTCCTGCAGCTCCCGAACGGCCCGGTCCATGTCGGTCTTGTATTTTTCGATGGCCGCCATGTCCTTCCGGTAGGCGTCCTCGATGTCGATCAGTTTGGCCTCGTGGGACGTCGCGGTCAGTTTCTTGATTTCCGAAGCGAATTCGAGAACCTTTTCCTTTGCGCCCTTGAGTATGTCGCTCATCCGGTCCAGGGTGGAATTCACGGCGCTATGGGCCAGGTTATATTCAACGGCAGCGGCCTTCCCCTTGCGGCTCCCGGCCGTCAGGTCTTCCGTGCTCTTCGCGGCGCTGTCCGTGGCGTTTTTGATCTTATGCCTGGCGTCGGCTTCCCGGAAAATCTCCTCACGGATCGATTCTTGGAGGCTCAACTCCTGCTTGAGTTTGCTCTCAGCCGCAGCCTGGTTTTTAAGAAAGTCCTGGTAGATGGCGCTCTGCGCCGATCTGGCGGAATCCGATTTCTTCCGGTAATCCTCCGTCAGGCCGAAGAACTGGGCCATTTTCGGAAAAGATTCCTGGATGGTGGCGATGAACTCGTAGAAGAGGATTTTTCCGGCCTCTTTGACCTGCCCCCAGACCGACTTTGCGGTAGCGCCGATCATGTCCCAGGTATAAACGGCATACGCGCCGAACTTGGCGATGGAGGCGTATCCGGCCTGCATGGCCTCACCGATGGTCAGACCCAGGATCTCCATCTGCGCGATCTGCTTGCCCAACTGCCATCCGATAAAGGCCGCCCCGATACCGGCCATCGTACCGGCGGCCAATGCCGCTGCGGTCGTCATGGTGGCAAGACCGCCAGCGCTGGCCAGGGCGGCGGCAAATAGGCTTTCGATTGAGGCTACAACCGGAGCGAACAGGCCAGCCATATAGGCGGCGATGGCCGCGATCCGGGATGCCAGCCAGGTCACCGTTCCCCCGATGGCCCTGATGGCTACGCCGACGGCCAGGATCTTCACCGCCAGACCGCCAAACCCGGTAAGGAGATCCACGATGACGGGATGATTCTTCGTGAAATCGCTGATCGCCTTGCTCATGTCCCGGATGCCGTCAATGATGGAGCAGATCTTATCGTCCATTTTCTGCAGGGAGACGATCAGGCTTTCGTTCCATTTGATCTCGCCGGTTTCTTTGTTGAACGTGACGATGGAATCCGTCAGGTCCTTGATGATGCCCTTCGTCTTCTGGAAGCCCTCTTCCATTCCCTTCCCGAGGGCCTGCGTGGCGGCGTCCTTCAGGTTCGACAATTGGACGGATAAGTTCTTTGATGCCTCTGTAGCGCCCACTGTGGCCCCTTCCAGGGCCTTCATGACGGCAGGATAGAGCTTCCCTTCGGCGTTCAGTTGCCGGATCTTCTCGTTGGTCAGGCCGGCCGCCTCCATCAGCGGCTGCAACATGGTCGTCCTGGGCGTCATGTTGCCGCTAAGAATGCTGCGAACCTCTTCGCCCAGCATATCGAGCGGCACGCGCATGGCCGAAGCCGCCTGGACGATGGCCGTGGAAAAATTCACGACCATCTTTTCATCGAAGCCGGCCTTGAGGGCCGGAACATACGCCTGTATGTAAGCCTTCGTCAGTTGCTCATAGGTTGCGGCGGTTTCCAGCCCGGCGATGCGCAGCCGGTTCTGCGTCTCGGTGCTCAGGGCAAGGGCAGCCTCAAAGGCCCGTTGCCCGGTAATGATGTCTCCTGTCTTGTCCCGGAATTCCCGCATGGAATAGATCAGAGATCCCAAACCGACGCGGGTTTCCTCCATCGTGGCGTTGAAGCTGTAACCGGCGCTGACGGCGTTCTTGATGACGGCGTAGCCGCCGAACGATAGGAACAGGTTGCGGATTGTCCCGGCGAACTCGTTCGCGGCACCGTTGGCCTCCCGGAGCGTCTGCTGGTAGGCGCGCGTCGCCGAATTCACCGTCTGCAAAACGCCGGTGGCCAGGTCTTTAGCTGCGATGATGATTTCGAGTTTCGTCATTTGGGCTCTTCACAACTATCCGGTCGATATCGCAGGTCGAGCAGTCCACGTTCTTCTTTGCCGCCCGGCAGGCCCGGCAAAACAACGATTTCGGGTCGTTTTGCTTTCCTGCGTCCTGCTTTTCATGGATCCCTCTCAACACGCACCGCTCGAGCACCCTGAGTTTTCTCAGGATCACCTTGTCAAATTCGATCTCGATGACGCCCGCGATCATGGCGGCGGCGTTGTAATCGAGACCGATCACACCGTTCGGCCCCACCCGCCATTGCGTCAAGACGTTCGTCCATAGGTCCCAGGCGTCTTCGTTTTCCGGCAATAAAGCGGGCGGGGCGTTCCGGCATCGGTCGCATCGAGACCTCTCTACGCATCCGCTGCATCTGGCCGGTCCGCCGCCTTCGTACCACTGCCAGATGGCTTCAAGTTTTTTTCATCTTCGCCCTGGCCGTAGCTCAGGTCGATGATGGCCTTGAACAGTTTCAGGGCCTTGTCGTTCGGGAGCGCATAGACCTCGCGGATCTGCTCCGGTCCGCAGACCATCTCCAGAATCTCGTCGGCCGCGTCGTCCGCGTTTTCGATTGACAAATTTCCGATGTTATAGCCCTTCTTGCGCAGAGCCTTGACCTCGCCCCGGGTGAGGGGCCGAATGTTGAATTTTTTCCCGTCGATTTCTTTTTCCATATCGAGTCCTTTCTGCGCTTAGAATGTGGCAATCGGGCTCAGGAGCACCATCCGAAGGGCCGAGGCGTCGGCATCGTCGTTGTAGTAGGCCTCGAAGGGCAGCTCCACCAACAGGCCGGTCGGCCCGGAAATGACCGGAGACTGAGGCTTGAAAATGACCTCATCGAAGTAGAAGCTCATCTTCTCGTTTCCTGCTGATGCCCCTGTCCCCGCGCCCTTCGTGAAATGCAGCTCCAGGGTCGTCTCGGTGTGGGCTACGGCCAGGGCATACAGGACATCATCCTCGAACAGGATCTTGACCGTTCCCGTTACCTTTGCCTGACCTTCGGGGAGGCTATACCGCTGGCCTGTCCCGTCGAGGACGTAGTTATTGCCGTCCAGGGCATTGTCCAGGGTGAAATCGATCTCGGTGACCGTCCCCAGGGGGGATCCGCCGCGCTGGATGGACCCGGAGAAGCCGTCGAAGGGCGTGTGGCCGTTGTCGGTCGCCGTTGCATCGAATGTGGCCGCCCCGATGGTTTCCTTCGCTCCCATGATGGAGACGGAGCAGTCAATCATCCCTTCCGGTTTGGCAGCCAGCCGGAAGCTGTTCACCCGGCAGCCGTTGTAGAGGAAGTATTTGTCGGTGGCCAGGTCCGTGAACTGCTTTTCGATGCACATCCCGACCGGCAGCGCGCCGATCTTGTAGGTATGCGTGTAGGGTGCCGCTCCACCTGCAACGCCGTAGCTTCCGAAAATGTGTTTGAAGAGCTTCCCGTACTGGGGGGACAGCTCGAAATTGATGTCGCCGGAGACGTCAACGTTTCCCCGGACCGGCGCCTGGGGGTTGCGGCTGGAGCGGATCGTCTGGGACGAGATCAGGTTGCGGTTCAGCCGGAGAGATTCGCTCGTGAACGGCAGGACATGGGCGTCCGGCGAACTCGGTGTGGTCTTGTAGGTCGTCTCCGTGTCGAAGATCAACACGGCATTAGCGCCTGACTGCTGGGACATGGGTTATTCCTCCTTTCCCTTTTTGCCTCGGCCGGCTGCGATCTCCGGCTGGTTTTCCTGGTATTCCTTCAGCCTCCCCTTGCGGAGCAGGATGTCCGCCAGGTCGTCAGGGACCTCTTTTGGAATGCCGATCCGGAACCAACCGGCGATGCCGCAGCCCATGAGTTCCGGACCTTCGTCATAATATAGTTTTTTCATAGATCCTCCTTTTTACGGTTCCGGTTCAGGGACCGGCTCGGTTGCGATGATATTCGTCTTCAAACGATAATTGAGCCCATAGACCAGCAGCCCTCCCTCAGCCATCACCAGGTCCTCCCTGACAGGCCAGAGCCACCCGTAAGGGCTGATCGGATGGCCGATGAGGTAGTTTCTGACCGCCTCGATGATCGTGTAGGCCTCGGATGCACCGGCCTCCCTGCTCTTGAGGTTCCTCCCGACCAGGACGATGAGGAAGTCCATCTGGTGATCGGCCCGGTTCGTCCCGATGACCTTTTTCTCATCGAAATCCGCGCCGTGGTAGATCACGTTCAGGGCAGGCAGGCGCTGGGGCGACTTGAGGAGATCCTCGATATCGCCCTGCCAGACGCCCACGCTGGCCACGGCGGTGATCTTCTCCAGCTGCTTGATAATTTCGTCATGAATCGTCGTGATCATCAGTAGTTATCCAATGTCCCGGCGCTCCCGTCCGATGTCTTGCCCAGAGAGAAAATCCGATCATCTTTCGTGCGCGTTGCCTGGGGAAGGCCGTCGCTCGGCTCCGCCGGGGCATCCGCACCCAGGGAGATCAGGCCCTTCGCCACATCTCTGAAGAACCGGATTGCGTTGTCATAACGCTTCTGTCGCTCCTCCGGGACCTTCAGAACAGAGCGCCTGGAAAACAGGTGATAGATTGCCATGTCCACGGAGAATTTGCGGATGATGACAGGTACAGGAGAAAAGGGCGTGGTATAGCGGCCTCCGCAGTAGGAATCGATCTCCGCATCAGCGTCGGCAATGGCGCGGGCCACGGCGGACGTGTCTACGGAACCGCTTCCTGAATCATCGGTCAGCTCTACAAGCTCATCCTGGCTGATCTGCTCTTCAAGGTCTGATTGCGTGCTATATGCCATGTCAGTTCCTCGTTATCGCCTCCTTCCGGTGGCATGATGCGATATCAGCATCACGCCACCGGAGATCGGGGAATGTTAGGTCACGTAGGTATCTTTCCAGAGATACCCCGCGCCGGCGGACACCTGGATGATGTCCGTCTCCTCGGCGACCTCGTAGACGTCCTGATGCTCCGCCGCTTCGCGCCACATCGTGGTCCGGCGGGGTGAGCCGTCCTCATAGGCGGTCCGGCACTGGTATCCCGCGGAGATCACCTTGAGGCCCGGGCTGGGCGGCCGGTAGAACAGGAAGCCCATGCCCTTGCCGGCGTTGACTTCCCATACGTAGCGGGCCGTGAAATCCGTCCCGGCTTTGGTCTCTTTGGCCGTGGAGTAGATCGCCTCCCCGACGAGGACTTCTTCCAGGTCGCAGACCGCGGCCAGCAGTTCCGCCGTGAGAACGCCCCGCTGGGTGTATTTGATCTTTTCCAGGATGCCCGAGCATTGTTTGAGGGCCTCGTAGGTGGCAAAATCCAGGATCAGGCAGTTGGGGGTCACACCGGTCGCCTTCTGGATGGTCTTCCGGCCGTTGGCGATGTCGGCCAGGAAGGTGTTCGTATCGTCTTTGGGACTCCAGAGCCCTTCGGCATCCTCGCCGCCCACATTGCCATCCGCCCAGGTGCTGCTTATGATGAGGGAGGCGATCCGCCTCTCCTTCGACAGGTCGATCTTGTCGGCGCAGAACTCGATGGCGTCCTGATCGGGTTTCAACGGCGGGGCCATCCGCGATTGGGCAAAGCGCCGGTCCTCGTCGGTGACCTCTTTGGCGAAGGCGTATTCCTTCGTGGAGATGGTGAGCCAATCGATGGGATAGCCGCCGCGGGGGGCGCGGGCGCCGGGACCACGGATTCCGGCCTCGTCGCGGAACCAGGCGCCCTTCTGATAGACGGCGATCTTGGCCTTCGGATCGATGCCGTCGAGGATCGGGAAAACCCGGTCGCCGATGTAGGCCTTGTTTCTGTATGCCACGGAGACGTTCTGCAGGGGTCCCGTGACGAGGAGTTCTTTCACATTGGGTTGAGGCATGTTTCAATTCCTCCTTTCATGTCAAAGTATTAGTGGGCGACCGTGCCGAGGCTGTAGATCGTGACCGCCTCTGAGCCGCTGGTCGCATCGGTCACCACGGCCAGGAAGTTGCGCGAGTAGTTCTGGGCGATGGTCATGGTGCCGGAGAGGGTCACGCCGGTGCCGGCCGTGAGGGTGATCGGTTCGTCGCCGTCGGCGGTGTTGCGGATCGTGAACTCGAAGCTCGACCCGGTGATGCAGCCCGCGATGGCCCCGACGATCTGGGCCGCCGTGGGGGTCACGTCGGACCGGGCTCCCCCGTTCGGGTCCCGGAGAATCAGGCCGCCGACCAGTTCCGCCGCCGTATAGGTGACGGCGGCGGCGGTGGTCTTGGACGTTACGGTCGTGATACGCTTCACCGCGTCGTTGATCGCCGGGCACATTCCCAGGAGCAGGCAGCTCCCGAGATCGTCCTCGGCCGCCGAGGCCTCCACCATGACGGCCCGCGCGTATGCCAGGGAGCCACTGGCATCCTGGGCCTTGCCGGCGTCGGTCGCCGAGACGTATTCCGGGCCGATGAAGGTGCCGATGCCGATGGCGTCGTTGGCCTGGATCTTGGAAATGCCGGCCACCCGGACCACCGCGGCCTCGCCCAGGGCCGGGGCGTTCTGGAGAACCCCGATCGCCACCTCGGAGGCGGAATCGGGGCGCCGCACCGTACCCGACGACGTGAGCACCACGAACCGATACTGATCGTTGCTGAGGTCTTCGGCCGCCGGGAAGGTCAAATCAAGAAGTCTGTTTTCCGTAGCCATTTTTACTCTCCTTTCCGCGGCTTAGGCCGCAATCTCCTGATGGTATTCCCGGACCAGGTCGGGGTGCTCCCGCTGGACCTCGGCGAAGGCCTTGCCGTAGGTCAGCTCCTTGTCCGCCTTGAGCTTCTCGGCGATGAGGGCCTCGATCTTCGCGCCCGCCTGTCCCCGGCCGCCCGCGTCTTTGTCCCGGGTTGCAATCTCCTTAAATATCACGACCTTGGGGAGTTCGGTCTCGAAGAGGGCCTTGAGCCGCTCGTAGCGGGTGGCCTTGACCTTGCCCTCGCCCTCGCCGAACTCGAGGATTTCCTCGTCGGCGGCCAAGGCGAACAGTATCTGATCCAGGCCGAATTTGACCATTGCGGGCGTCAATCGGCCCTGGGCGACCATTGACTCGCACCAGGAGGAGATCTCCTTTCTGAGGGCATCCTGGCGCGATTTCCTGGCCTGTTCGGCAAACTCCGCGGCCGCCTTTTCCCGTTCCGCCTTGGCGGCCGCCTCCGCCGCCTCCCGCTTGGCCCGTTCCAGATCCTCCTCCGAGAAGGTCTTTCCGGCGGGCGAATCCTGGACCGCCTGCTCGACGCCGGCCACGAGATCCTTCAGTTTCTGGATAAATTCTCTGAAATTCATGCGATCCTCCTTTCTTGTCTCTCCTATGCCGTATTTTTTCCGAAATCCGGTCAGACGCTCCGTGATGAGGGAGCGCTCCTCCGGGGTATATTGGGCCTGGTTCCTCTCCCGTCCCCAATACGCTGCCGCGGCCCGGGTCTGGTCAGCGTCGGGGCAGGGGTAACGGTAGTTGACCGGGTCGAGGAATTCATCGTCGGGCACGTCCTCCCACTCTGCCGGTTTTGTCACATGACCGCCTTCCTTGATCCCGA